GAAGAGCTAATAAACGACAGTCAATTCCAGCAATATGCTAACTACTCGGCGTTTAACTAAACTACTATTTAAAGGACTTTTATGGCAAAAATAAAGGTTAGTGGAAAAATCCACGATGTAAAAAAGAACAAAAAGGGCGAAGTTATTGTAGACCACGCTGGAAATATCGGCAAATATGATAAGATTAACCTAACAAAAAAGGCTGGAGCCAAGACCGTCAAAGAAGGCGAAAAGGCAACCCGAGCCTGGCATAAAAATAACCCCCATACGAAAGGTAAGAAATAATGTGTAAGTCATGTGGATGCGGCTGTTCAAAGCCGGGATGTAAGGGTGCCTGCAAGAAAGGCGCTAAGAAGACCGGTAAGAAAAAAGCCCTAAAAGGTAAGCAAAGTAAACTTGATGCAAATGGAGACGGCAAGCTAGAAGCCTCTGACTTTGCCGCACTACGAAAGAAGAAGAAATAATGTGCGCTACCTGTGGTTGCATGGGCAACATTAAGAAGACAATGAAGAAAGCTGCACCTAAGAAATCAGCTCCTGCAAAGAAAAAACAACAGGCAGCGATTGCTATATCAAAGAAATCTGCTATGAAAAAGAAGGGCATGTAATGTGTAAATCATGCGGCTGTGGCTGTTCTAAGCCCAACTGTAAAGGTGCCTGCAAGAAGGCAGATAAGAAGCAAGACAAGAAGCTTGAAAAGGGTATGACCCCAGCTCAGAAGAAGAAGTTTGAAGCTGCGGATAAGAAGATGGATAAGAAGAAGCCATCTCGTGCCGAAGATAAGAAGATGGATAAAGCTTTGGCCAAGAAGGTCAAAAAGAAGTAATGACTTAGCCCCCGAAAGGGGGCTTTTTCATTTATGATATCCTATGACACCAGAGAAATCTGGAACCCCGCTGCTACACCCTGCATCTTCCTATGGAGGAATTATGATTGCTTTAGTTAACCGGCTTAATCGGTATGAAACCGATGCCGATAGAGAAGAGTTTGTAAAGGGAGCGGTTGGGTTAACCCCAGCTAAAGGTAAGAAAGCAGCTGCAGTTGGTTTTGTAGCGGGTTACCTCCTTTCCAAGAAACTCTTCAAAAATGGCTAGACCATCATTAGAAGCATTCCTTAAATTCAATGTTAGAAAAGTAGAGAAAGCAGATGCGCTTCTTGCTTGGCGTACCCAGGTTATTAGAGATCACGCAACAGATTATGGTTGGGATAAAGATCTTGTTAATAGTTTAAAAATTGTAGATGATGGCACAGGTCATAGAGTAGCAATGAATTCTACCGAGGACTTAGACGCTGCTCGTAACATTGAGTACTCTATGCCTGGTAAACCAGCAAAGCCGGTCATAACCACCTTTCATTATGGATTGGGTGAGTTCTAATGCCATTTATTATTAATGAAGATTCTGCCCTTAAAACTTTGTTGCAGGGAGTTACTGTATCAGATGCTGGAAACGCTACTCGACCTGTCCCCGTTTACTACGGGCAGCCCGATAAAGAAATTCGTGCTCAGACCTATCCTTATATTACTTTAGATTTAGTAGGTCTTAAAGAAGATGCTGAGCGTGCTCATCGTGGATATGTTGCTATGACTTATGCCCCAGAAGGCTCAACTCTTCAAGCTTCTTCTTCTGGCGTTCCTCTTAATACAACACAGTTTCCTATTCCGGTAGATCTTTTCTACCAGATAGTTACATACGCACGTCAACCTAGACATGATCGCCAATTAGTTGCAGCCCTGCTTTCACCGGCTCGACTACCACTTAGATTTGGGCAACTCCGCATCCCAGAAGACAACACAATACGTCGTCTGGATATGTTAGGGTTCTCAAAAAGAGACACTACTGAAAGCGGCAAACGCCTTTTCAGTAACGTCTACAATATCCGAATAAGCGCGGAACTGTTTTCTGACCAAGTTAGTCAGGTATACTTAGTAACGCAAGCACCACACATTACATACGAAAGCGGCACCACGCCGTTCACCACTATTCATTAACAATACCGTCTATTTAAAAAACAACCTAACCCTAAGGAGTAAACCGGAATGGCAACATACAGTCGCCCCGGAGTCTATATCCAAGAAGTGGCTCTTCCACAAGCCGTACAGCTTGCTGACGTAAGTCAGTCTGTCGGTGCAATGGCCGGCTGGCTAAACAAGGGCAGCATTGCTGCTCCAGTTCTAGTCAGTAGCTGGTCAGAGTTCGTGAAGAACTTCGGCGGATTAAATGATTCCTACCCAACAACTTGGGCTGCCTATAACTTTTTTGCTAATGGCGGCCGTCAGCTTTACGTACAGCGCTTAGCTGGTACTGGAGCAGTAGCAGGATCTATCGCATTTAACGATAACAGTGGTGTAACTATTACAACAACCGTGACTGCAGCATCTGCTGCAACCGGTACTGTTACTTACACAGCTGCAAACGCATATGTAGCTGGTCAGACAGTATCTATTACTGGTCTTTCAACAGCTGCGTTTAACCTTACCGGCGTAACAATTGCTACAGCAAATGCAACAACATTTACAGTAACAAACGCAGCAACAGGTACAGCAGTAACTGGAGCAACAGCTACAGCTACAGTAGTAACTGTTTCTAACCCAGTATTTACACTAACTGCACTCAATCCAGGAGCATGGGCTAATAGCTACGCTGCTCAGATTATTCCTGGTGGAGTTACAAATACATTTGGACTTAACATTTTTGCAGTATCTGGTACTTCATATACTGCTGTTGAATCCTTTACCGATCTCAGCATGACATCTACAGATAAGAACTATGTTCGCACAGTTATCAATACCTTATCTGCTTATGCAACAATTGGTACCGTAGGTTTTGATGGTACTAAGACACCTTATAAAGCAGCTACAACTCCAACAGCCTTCTCTAGTGGCGCTGATGGAACTCTTCCATCACGTACTGATTACTACAATGCAGCGCAGTCACCAGCTACTGGTGCTTGGGCCGCTTTTGATGTAATAAACAACCCACTAGTTATCTACGCACCTGATGCAGCTTACTCAGCTACTTCAACACTTACAACTCAGCTTCACGGAGATGCAATGATTTACGCAGCTACTCGTGATGATTCTTTTGTAGTAATTGACACACCATCTGGTTTGTCAGCAACAGCAGCTCAAACAAACGTAACCGCAACACTTGCAGTTGCCGCTGCTAGCACAACAGGTAACATTGCAGCTGCTTACTACCCATGGGTTAATATCCCAGACGGTACTAAGATCCCAGGTGCAGTACGTCTTCAAGCTCCTGGAGCCTCAGTTGTAGGTCAGTACCTAGCAACAGATGCTACTCGTGGAGTATTTAAGACTCCAGCCGGTCTTGGAAACAATATTGCCCTAGCAGTGTCTACAGAACATGCATTTACAAATGCTGAGCTTGATGCGCTAAATACATCAGTAGATCCAATCAACGCTATCCGTCAAGTTCCAGGTGCTGGAATTGTAATTATGGGTGGCCGTACATTGGACAATACTTCTAACAACCGATACATCAATATCCGTCGTTCTTTGTACTTTATTGAAAAGCAGATTAAAGATCTTTCTCAGTTTGCTCTTTTTGAAAGCAACGATTCTCGTTTATGGTCACAGTTACGCACAACTATCAATAGTTTCTTGTTAAACTATTGGCAGCAGGGTGGGCTACGTGGAACATCTCCAGTAGATGCATACTACGTAAAAGTTGACGCATCAACTACAACGTTTGCTGACATTCAAAATGGACGCGTAAATATTGAAGTAGGCGTTGCATTACAATACCCAGCAGAGTTTGTTGTCATTAAGCTTGGACAACTAACCGGAAGCGCTACGGCGTAAGGAGATAAAAAATGGCAGCATTTGATAATACATTAAGCGCCGCAACCTTAATGACGGATCCAGTCCGTAATTTTAAGTTTGTGGTTACTTTCCAACCAACAGGTAATAAGGACAATAAGTGGGGAGCTAAGTTTGGAAAGATGGGATTCGTCTCACTTTCAGGACTAAGCGTCACAACAGAGTCTATTGCCTACCGTGAAGGCGGATACAACACTAACGTACACCAGATCCCTGGTCAATCACAGTTCACTCCTATTAGTCTTTCTAAGGGAGTAATGCTTGGTAATGGGGAAAACGCTCTATGGATGAAGCGACTATTTTCAGTCATGACTCCTACAGCTACTACAGGTGTTGGTGCAAACTTCCGTTGTAACCTTGATATCCAGGTTCTTAGCCACCCAAACCCAAAGGCGTTTGCCGGCTCAGATTCTACCGCAACAGCTGAAACACCAACTGACCTACACACATCGCTTCGCTTTAAGGTATACAATGCATGGATCACATCTCTTGCATACAGCAACCTTGATGCAGGTGCAAATACTTTGATGGTAGAAGAGCTAGCTCTTGTGCACGAAGGTTTTGATGTAGTATATGGAACAGGTTATACATCAGCAGGTTCAGCAAAAGAAATCTCTTAAACTAACAGAAGGTAAACAATATGACTACTAATACCACCATAAGTGCGGAACAAAATCCTGCTTTAGTTAACAAACTAGCTCAAGATGCAATGGCAATTTCAGATCAGGAGGCAACCGTACAAGCTATGAAGCTTGATATTAAGTTGCCTCCTGATACTACAGTTACTCTACCCGGCGGTTTATTTGATCCGTTTAACGGCACTATTAATACTGCTGAGGTACGAGAGCTAAATGGTGTTGATGAAGAAGCTATCTCTAAGATCAATGATCCTGGAAAGTCTCTTCTATCAATTTTAGAACGTGCCACAGTTAAAATTGGGGATGAGCCAGCTACTAAAGATCTTTTAGATGCTCTTTATTCTGGAGATCGAGAGATGCTTCTACTGGCAATACGAAAGGTTACTTTTGGTACCCAAGTAAAAGTAGGTCCTGGAAGTTGCCCGGATTGTGGGCAAGAACAGATCTTTGAATTAGATTTAAATAAAGACGTTCCTATTAAGAATTTTGATGGGGAACGAGAGTTTACAGTACCTTGTAAGGTAGGTCCAATCGTAGCTACCCTTCCTACAGGTAGCCTTCAGAAGGCTATTGTAGAGTCTGTAAACAAAACTTCTGCGGAACTAGATACAATTCTATTAAAACAATGTATTATATCTATTAATGGAAATGATCTTTTAGACCCAGAAGCTGTGCGTCGCCTGTCTATTCAGGACCGTAGAGCAGTATTAACAGAAATTACAAACCGCAACCCAGGTCCACAACTCGGAGATATGAAGAAAGAATGTCAGTCTTGCGGCTCCGAGGTGCCGCTTCCGCTATCACTAGCGGATCTATTTCGCGAATGAGATTGACTACGAAACTTTACTAGAGATGTACGGACTGTTATCTGAACAGTATCCTGGATGGTCTTTAAAAGAAGTTCGTGAGCTTAGTATGAGGGAACGAATTAACTGGTTGAATAAAGCAGTAAACAAGGTTAGGCGGTGATTTAAATGGCGGGTGGACAAAACCTTACCAACGCATCAGATAGTCCTGGTGGCATGCCCATGGCTAATGCTGACGCGCTATTTGAAGACCTACCTAAAGAAATGCTGCGCCTCTTTAAAGAGGTAGAGTCTTATGTTAGCCGCATCTCTAAAGAGTGGGGCAAAACCGTAAAGGAAACCACCGATGCGGTTAAGGGTGTAGAGGGACAAAAGACTGGTGCTGGTCGTCTTGGCTTAGGCTCAATGAGTCGTAGTGAAAAGATGGGCGTGGGTCTAGGCCTTGCAGCAGTGGGTGCTCAGACATACATGAGTATGGCACCAAATACTATGGCGGCCGTAACACAAAGATTGGGCGCAGATTCTTACGCCTTTGCAAGCGGCATGTCTTCTCGTGGAGCTATCTTACAAGCAAACCGTCAAGTAGGAGGAGGAGCAACAAGTGCTATGGGTCCAACCATGGCAGCAATGAATCTTGCATATAGTGGTTACACTGCTAACTCCAAGAGCTCGATGAACATCATGAGTCAAATTGCGGGACTCAGTGCTCAATCAGGAATGACTAACGAACAAGCTGCATCATCTGTTTCTAGTATGAATGGAATGATGTTCCTTCGTGCAGGTATTCGTATTCGTGATAACAACGGCAACTTAAAACCTATTGATCAGATTATTAATTCCGTATACAATTTTCTTTATCGTGGGCGTCAAATTACCTCAGAAGAAGCACAGCTTGTTTATCAGCCAAACTCTAGATCAAATAGTACAATTACTCAATTAGCTGGTGGAGACCCAGTTCTCATTCAAGCAATTCAAGCGGGTATTGTAGCTAGAACAAGAGCTAAATCAAATAAAGCTTACTCTTCTGCTATGAACAGCAACGATCCAAACAAGATGTTGAATCTTATGGGAGTAGATAAAAGTTCACCTGCTCGTGCTAACTTTAGATATCAAAGCAGCGAAGCTAAAAAACTGGGAGCAACAGAAAAAGGTTTAGTTGGCGGATATGATACCGCCCTTAGAGCCACAGCTTCTGTTAATGATGGTTTTAGCACTATGGCTGGATTACTTGGGCCTGTTAATGACGGCTTGATGGCTCTTAAAGGCATTCTTCAAACTCTGCCTGGAGCTGGTGGGACAGGTGCAACTCTTTCAAGTCTTGCTAGTGCTGCTGGAGGAATTGGTACCGCTGCAATTGGAGCTAAATATATTGGAGCATCTTTTGGTGGCTCTACTGGTGGACGATTTGCATCAATGGCTGAAAAATTTGGCGGCAAAGCTCTTTTAAGCGGCAAAGCTCTCTTAAGAGGAGGAGCATTTGCACTAGGTGGAAATTTAATTGGAAACGCAATAAAAGGAGATGCTGAGCATGGAAGCGGTCGCTCTCGTTTAGGTAATGCAGCTAAGTATGCTGGATACGGAGCCGCTATTGGAAGTTTCTTCCCTGGATTTGGAACAGCAATAGGCGCAGGACTTGGCGCCGTATTTGGTGCAGCTACAGGTGGTCCTGGTGATTCTGGAAACTTAGGAACAGCTGGAGGTGACTCATACCCCGCTACTAATAGTTCGTATGCAATGCCGGTACCTAGGGCAACCCCCGTTACGTCTCCTTTTGGTCCTAGAGATAATTCTATGCACCCAGGTATTTCTAAAAACCACCGCGGTATTGACTATGGAATGCCTGAAGGAAGTCCAGTATATGCTGCTGCAGACGGTGTTGTTAAAGAAGTTGGAACGGCCGGCGCTTACGGAACATTTATTCTTATTAAACATGGTGATGGAACTACAACTCGTTATGCTCACTTAAAGCAACCACTAGTAAGTCGTGGAGATCACGTAACTGCCGGTCAAAAAATTGCTAAGTCTGGCGGTAAGCCTGGATCCCCTGGGGCAGGTAACTCCACTGGTCCTCACCTTCACTTTGAAATGACTGATAAACACGGCGTAAAAGTAAACCCCGCACCCATACTTGCAGGTCACACACTTGTTAGCCCATCGCCTACTCCGTCGCCAAGCTCAATAAAGAATTTTGGATCGGGACGTAGATCAAGAAGTCAATCAAGTATCTCCCTTAAGACTGCATCGTCTCCAAGCGTATCGTCTATGATTGAAATGTTTACTAGTGGTGGTCCTAAATCTTGGGAAGATATTTTAAAGAAAATTCCTATGAAAGATCGGCAAAAGTTTTTAGATAGTATTCCAGAGGCATACCACGGACCAATAACTACCGATAAAAAGAGTCTTATGCAGACGCTTTCTTCACACGGGTTTCATGGAAAATCTTTAAAAACTGCCTATGCTGTATCTATTGCTGAGTCTGGTGGTCGTTCTAATGCTGTTGGAGACGTTGGTCTTCAAGATGCTAAGTGGGGACCAAGCATTGGGTTGTTCCAAATTCGTTCATTAAAAGATTGGAAAAAATATGACGATCCTTATAGAGACGCTAAACGTCTTCCAAATCCAAATTACAATACTGACGCGGCTTTTAAAAAGAGTAGTAGAGGAACTAACTGGAAAGCGTGGAGCACCTATAATGGTGGCTCTTACCTAAAGCACCTAGCCGAAGCTGAAACAATGGCAGCAAAGATAGGCGTTGGTGGGCCACAAGATAGCGTGAACCTTCCATCTAGCTTTGCTTCTTCTCCTGCTATGAACAACCCAAGCATTACTATTACCGGTGGTCGTTCTGGATCTGGGTCTGTAAATGTACATTTAAATATGAATGTTACAATTAGTCAGGGAAGTGTTCAAGAAGCAGATAGACTTGTACGCCTTGTTGGTGAAAAGCTTAAGAATGACCTTACACTAAAGCAGATTGCGGGATCTTTATAATGGCTAATTATTATTATGCTAGGGCAAGAGTCTATGTGTCTACAAATGACGGCGGACTTTCTGTTAATGATTTAAAAAATAACAAGGTAAAATCAAATCCAGTTCTTGTTGCAGATGCATCAGCTGATGGTGCTAGTAAAAAACAATATGCTTGGTATGTTATTGATGTATACAAATCAACTGTAGCTAGTTTTGCTGTTTGGTCAACGCTACCTAGTTCTCAATTAGGCAATATATTAGAAGGAGACTCTAAGAAAGCAACGTTTATTTTGCCCAATAAAGACACGCAATATGCTACACATGATGATGTTGTTTACTATTCTGCTGCGGGTCGAATACTTTATGTAGACTCTCATTTAGAGTGGACTTTTTCTAATAACATAGGAAAACCTCGTTCTCTTACTCCTACCGTAACAATTACTCAAAGCGATTCTGGTTCAGGAGATGTGGCTGTAACTAACATTTTTTGGGACAACACCGCAAACAAAGCACCCACTATTAAATTTACCGGGGCTGCAGGCGCGCCAACCTACCCAACAGATACTGTAAAAACATGGATTAATACACAATATGGAACTGCATATGCTAAAACAAACATTACTATAAGTAGTACTACATGGAGCGTATGTAATAAACAATGGTGTTATATGGTTGTAGATAATAAAGATGCTTCAGTTACTCTTTGGTATTCAGATGAAAATGCTAAAACTTTTACTATGGCTTTAGGCAAAAAACCTGCAATTACTGACCAACCAAAACGTCAATCTTGGAATAGTCAAAATGCCGCTGCTTATACAAAAGCTATTGATGCGTCTCTTTGTAAAGGTGCAAGTAAAGTTCCACCTGTAATTGGTAGTGATTATAATGTGACTGTTAGTCCGCCTGAAGGGGAAAGCCGCTATAACCCACCACCACATGCTGAAAGCAGAAGTGTTCCCTATTCAATTAGAAATGACAAAAGTTTTTTTAATACACACGGTGATGTAACGGATGCTACATTCAACAGCATACAAACAGCTGCAAATTTTTACTCTAATTCGTCAAAGGGTATGAGTACAGAAGTATACACAGGAAAAGGATATAGCTATTTAGAGCGAGGCAGAATATTTCAAGATAAGATGTCTGCTAATGTTATAAACGGCGTACCTAAAAAACCTAATGATCCTAATCAATGGGGTTTTAGATTTATGTACAATCCAAACGCTATTACTTATACTACACAACAATCTACTAAACCTATTGATTATACGCTTGGTTCAAAAGATACTGCTTCTCTTTTAGAAGGTAATCAAACTATAAATATAGAACTATACATAAATAGAGTTGTTGATCTTAGCTATCTTGGTGTAAAATACGGTAGGAATGCTACTAAAAAGATAAGTACAAGACAAATGAGCGAGCAAGAAGCTTATGGTCGTTCGTTAAGTCTTGATGAACGAGAAGGAATATTAAATAGGGGTACAGAATACGATTTAGAATTTTTATATCGTTGTTTGACTGGAAACCCTGTTAAAAACAACCCACTTCTTAATGATTATTTAAGAAAAACAGGGTCTGCTAATATTGGTTACATAACTGGTATCCCACTTTGGCTGTATCTAAGTGACAATATGAGATATTTTGGTTCTATTTCTGGATTTTCTCTTAATCATTTAATTTTTAATACTGAAATGGTGCCAACTTTATCAGTACTGTCATTATCCTTTAGTAGATACCCTGCGCAATTTGCTAACGAGGGTGGTCTTGCTGTTGTACATAATAACTTCTTCCCGGCACCTGATCCAGCGGCGGTCAAACAATGAGCATAGAACGAGTATCAAGATACTATACTGGACCATTAGCACAAACACCTAATAAGTATTCTGGCACCTATGAGATCTCGGTGTTTAGAAAATTTCCTTCTGGAGTTTCTGTTAGCTATGTTCTTTATACTTGGGTTGATGGGGACAGCTTAGGTCAATTAGCTAAAGGTTATAATCTTAGCCCTAAGTATTGGTGGGAGATCATGGACATTAACCCAGAGATACTTGACCCATTTAATATTGCACCGGGCACAATTTTAAGGGTTCCTTATGGAAACTAACCCATCTTCTGTTAGACCCTTTGTTTGGCAAGGGTCTTCTTTTGATAGTTCTTTTCAAGTATTGTTTCCTAAAGCTCCTGATATGGATCTTATACTTATGGCTTCTACTTTGCATTTAAATATAGAAGAGCACGATATTTTAGAGTTAAACTTTAAAGGACACTTGTTAGATAAAAAACAGTCTATTATATCTGGCGACCCTATTAAATTTACGTTTAGATCAGAAAAAATTAAATCTACTTGGGTTGGTTACGTATATAAAATTGTAGAAGATAATACCCTACAAGGTGGCAACACTACAATTATTTGTATTGGGGCCTCCTATCTTTTAAAGCAAACGGATCAAAAGATCTTTTTAAATCTAACGGCAGATCAATGCATTACTAGGATTGCAAAAAAACATGGGTTTACCGATATAACTCAAAGGCATCCACGTCAGAGAGATAGTATAGTACAGGCCGGACAAAGCGACTGGCAGCTTTGTAAACGTCTAGCTAAGCAGACTGGGTTTGCGCTTTTTGCACAAAACACAACGTTATTTTTTGTATCTAAGGATAAAATTTATTCAAGTAAAAAAGATAGTGCTCCATATTTTAGGTATATAAACAAAGAAAATGATGGGGTAGTCACTAAACCACAACGCGTAACCGGAACAGTTTTAGACTTTAAACCTCATATTTCAGATAGCACTCCTGAATCAGGTGTAAGAGTTGATAGGGTAATTACAGGAGTTCAAGCAAATACAGGAAAAACTATTAAAGCTAAGCATAAACATGTTGCTCCTGCTAACACTGGGAAAGGAGTTGTTGTACCTAACAGTACATATTTCCTAACATGAGTAACTATTCTAAAAATAAAGTCGGATCTAAAGTAGAAACTAACTTTACACACCATCACGTGTATGAGGTAGCTAATAGCTTATCTGACTCAAAACACATAGCTGACGATTATACAAATGCCCACAGATATCAACATAGGGCTACGGTAACAGTTGTAGGATATCCAGAGCTTCGTCCGTATGACCCTATCTATTTAGATGGGTTGCCTAATGGCTTATCTGGATACTGGACCGTCTTATCTGTAAAGCATATTTTTGGTGGGTATATACCTTACTATGTTTTAGAGTTAGAAGTAGGAACAGATTTTATTGGTGATACAAACCCTGAGGCCTATAAAACTGCTTCTAATAGAGATGTTCAAGCTGACCTATCTGGTCAGTCTTTAACCGCATCTGATGTAGTATTGTCTAGTTATTCAGTGTCTCCAAACGAATCCCCTATTAACGCAGATACCGGAACCGTTACTTCTACGGCTAATAATCAGACATCTAATATTGCCATACCCTATATACCTGGAACAACCCCTTTTGCAGATACCCCACCAAATACAGACTTCTTAAAAAGTACTGTACAATGGACTTCAGTGAATAGCGGAAAGGTAATTTAATATGAGTCAGCCATCAGAGTTAGATTACGGATTAGACTTCCAAGGTCGTCGTAGATTTTATGGTATTTACTCTGCCGTTGTGTTGCCTGGAACGGATCCTAAAGGTAGGTTTGCAGTTCAACTTCAAATCCCTGGGCCTAGCGGTCTGGAAAAAACTAGCTGGGCTAAAGCTTGCCTGCCTATTACAGACAACTCTTACCACCCAGATCACAACCCACACACAGCTTCTCAAATAGCAAACTTACTGACAACTACTGTTACTACAACTTCAGACCCTCAAGGTGGTACGGTAACTATACCTGCCCTTACAGTAGTCGCTAAGCCTGGTAATGGGCAACTAAACCATCAACACACTACAACTAAAAGTATGGTTAATACTTCCCTTCAAATAGTAGCAGGTGCTCCAACAGCTACTACAGACACGCTGGAAAAGAGCAAGTATACTTCTGCAAGCGGGCTATCTGCCCCCGGTACAACAAGCACGGACACCTCGATCACTACACCTGAACATACATTTCATAGGACAGTTCCTCAACCTGGGCAAAAGGTTTGGGTAATGTTTGAGGCCGGAGATCCTGAATATCCTGTATGGATTGGAGTACAATCGTGAGTAGTGCTATTAACTTTCCTTTTAGTTTAGATACTTTTGGGGTATTAACTACTACAGTTACAGCAAATAAAATTTATTTAGATAGAGTACTTACCCTTCTTTCTACAAATATGGGGCAGCGACCTATGCTTCCTGATTATGGGGTTGACTGGAAAACATCACTTTTTGAAAATGAAGGGGATGCAAAAATAGCAATTCCTGCTGCTATACGTTCTGCTATAGTTCGTTGGATTCCAGACGTACAAGTTAATAATATTAAGATGCAAGATCAACAAGATGGCATAGAGTATGTAACTTTAGAGTTAATACTTCCAGACAACACAATAGCAACGCTCCCAGTAAACAAGGCAACATTTAACATAGATGGAATGGTTACAAGATAATGCAAATTGACTACACTTCTAGAGATTTTACAGCAATTAAAGCAGATCTTATTGCTTTAATTAACGCAAAGACAGGAAAAAACTGGAACCCATCTGATTATTCAGATCTTGGTAACATTCTTGTTGAGTCATTTGCATATATGGGAGATATCATGTCTCACTATTTAGATAAAGCCGCTAACGAAACTAGTGTTAATACTGCTGTTAAACTTGATACTTTACTATCATTTGCTAACCTGTATGATTATAAGCCATCGGGACCAACACCAGCGTACGTTGCAATTACTTTTACAAATACAAGTGATAAGTCTCTTGATATTCCTATTGGTACACAAGTAATGGCCCCTTTAAGTTACGGCGCCTATTCACAAGTATACTTTGAAACAACTCAATCGGCTACAGCTCTTGGCGCAGGACAGGCTATTACTCTTGATGCGTATGAAGGAAAAACAGTAAATACTGATAGACCTGACTTAATTGATCCTACCTATAATAAAGCTTTGCCGGCTAACTTAGGAACATCTGATGGCACAGCAAGTCAAAGTTTTACTATATATCAAACTGGGGTTGTAGATAGTTCTATATACGTATACGTGGGTCAAAGCTCTGCTTTTAGTACTTGGCTATATGCGGATAACTTGTTAGAGTACAGCCCTACAGATAACGTATTTACTACACAACAAAATTCAGATGGAACTATAAAAATACTTTTTGGTGATGGAGTAAACGGTGCAATTCCTGCAGCTAATCAAACTATTAGTGCCGTGTTTAAAACAAGTGTTGGACTTGCCGGAAACGTTAAGTCTCTTTCTGTTACAGAGTGTACGTTTGTTCCAGGTAACTTAGATCCACAAGCTGCCTCATATCTTTCAGTATCTAATGCTTTAGCAGCTTCTGGCGGAGCAAACGCAGATAGCACAGAAAATATTAGAGCAAAAATTAAGTCTGCAATATCTACACGTCGTAGAGCAGTAACGTTAAAAGACTACTCTGATCTTGCACTTATGGTACCTCAGGTAGGAAAAGCAAATGCCGCTGCAAGCGTATACTCTTCTGTAAATATTTATTTACAGACACAGGAAGATGGAAACGCTGCTCCGGGTTATGGTCAATCGATTATTAGTAATGCCGTGGGTTCGGGTACTGCTGTTACATACACTATTGCTGCTTCTGGAAAACACTCACTTACTGTAGGAGACGTTGTAAATATCAGCGGTATTTATATTGTTGGAACACCGCCTACTACAGGATATAACCTACAAGGTGCTACAGTTGCCTCAGTATCTACGGACATGAACTCATTTACGGTAACTAGTTCTGTTACAGGAACCTACGACAACACCTCTACAGTTTACGGCAGTTCTAGAACAGGCCTTGTTATTAAAGTGTCTAACTCTGGTGGGGCAGCCACTACTACAAACTGGAACACTATTAAAACAGCGGTTGCTGCATATCTTGCAGATAAGACCCCTGCAGGAATCGTTGTAAATATTCTTCCTCCGACTTATGTGCCTATATACTTAACTTCTACCATTACAATTGCCCCATCCTATAAACAATCAGATGTAAGACTTGCTGTTTATCAAGCTATGCTTGGAGTTAATGGCTACTTTAGTTATAAGAATAATATGTTTGGGGATACTCTGTATCTATCTAATCTAACTAGCGTAATTCAATCTGTTCCAGGAGTTCTTGCGGTTAACGTAACTCAACTATCTACCGATGGAGCTACTTCAGTAGCTTCTACTATAGCACTTAGTGCTAATCAAATCCCATACCTAACACCTACTAATCTGGTATCAAACATTACTGGTGGAATTGCTTAAGGAGCTCTAAATGGCTAAGTACGGAAGTAGTAGATATGGATCCGGTTTTAAGTATGGTGAAATTTCTACAATCAGCGTTTACTATAACTCTGGCATAGTTGCCAGTCTTGTAGGTTACAACACTATCTCTATTTCTTGGTCTAAATTTTCTTATGACCCTGCTGATGGGAAGCCTACATATTGGAAACTTGTAAAAAGCTATGCGGGATCTTTAGATAACCCTGATGATGCCACTCTAGTTGCTGGAAACACATACGATACTTTTATAACAAGCTCTTTAGATGTTCTTAATGACAGCTCTGGAAAAGAAATTAATTACTCTTTATGGGTATTTAATGGGCTAAAATGGATAGCTTGTGGCAACTCCTATGTTGTAAACACAGTAGATGATAACTCTTTAATTAAACTAAGCAGGTGGATCCCTAGAGCGTGGTTAAATGCAGACTCCTATTTAATTGGGGATGCTGTAGGTGAGTACTCCTCTGGAGACTTTTTAAACATATTATCTGCTTTTACTCTAGAGTACGACGTACTAAGAACTTACGCCAATCTTTTAACTAAAAGTATGGATAAATCGTATGCACCATCTCCTATTCTTAATGCAAAAATTTTAGATTATGGTTTTGATTATGAACCTGTACTTGGAGACTCTTATCATAGATCTTTAATTGGAGTATCAAATGTAATTAATACCTATAAAGGTACATATACAAGTATTAACAGCTATGTTACTGGACTTACTCACTGGCCTTCAAAACTACTTCGTGGGCATAATCTAATGCTTGACTATAATGACTCGTCTTTTGAAGAGTCTATTGGTCGATGGGTTGCATCAAGCGGTACTTTTGCAGCTAAGACCTTTGCTGCAGAAAGCGTAACTGCCCCAGCTAACTCTACCGTATTATTTGACCCAACTACAAAACCTAGACTATTAGGGTTTGGTCAGTTAACCACAG